GCAGCCGCTGGTGCCGGTGTGGCGGGCGCTGTGGCGGTCGCTGCGGAGCATTTGCCGGTGGCGTCTGGCCTTCTCGGCAGCCTGGCTCCGACGGCGCAGCTTGTGGCCGTGGTGGTCGGTGCGCTGCTGATCGGATACCTGCTCTGGAAGCGGACGCGGTGAATGCTGGGCCGCATCAAACTCTGGCTGGCCGCCGCTGGGGCTTTTGTGCTCGCGCTTGGCGCGGCTTACTGGCGCGGAAGGTCCGCCGAGGCCGCTGCCGCAGAACGTGAGAGGCTTGAGGGCTATGTCGAAACACGCAAGCGCATGGATGAGGTCGATACTGGCGATGATCCTGGCGTGCTCCGTGACTGGCTTAAAGATCGAGCAAATCGTTGATGTTGGCAGCATCAAATCAATCTAACACCGTTTGGCAAATAAAACTCGCGGTCATGAACCTGCTTGGCTGCTTTCTCATAGGCTTCCGCTGCTTCTTCCTCTGTGCTGAAATATCCAAGGTGAACCCTAATCGACGCGCTGAAGCGAACTTCTCCGCTGCGCTTGTGGCAGGCAACGCCACGTATTTGCTTACTTTTTTTTGCGGAATTCATCATCTGTTGCGCTGGGGTCGCCTCTCGCAAGTTTGCAAATCTATTATCGGTTTTGTCTCCGTTAATGTGGTCAATCGTCCAAGATGGCCACTCCCCTGTCATAATTGCGTATGCGACCCTGTGAGCGGTATAATGCTTGCTGTTGATGGTTCCAGAAAGATAACCTCTGCCGTTTGGCTGAGAAAATGCAGGTTTTCCGGCATATTTCTCATTCCACGCCGCTGCGATTACATCGCTGCCATATCGGCCCGGCTTGAAATGATTTGAAGGTCGCTCAAGCCAATAGAAAAGCCCGGTGTTCGGATCGTATTCGACACATTCAACAAGATAGGGGACGGATATCATGCAAGGCACCTCAAAGTTTTCCGTTGCTTTATGTTGCACAATTCTTGCCGCGTTGCAAGCTGGCTGCGGGATCGCGGTCAGCGATAGGGCAATCTGCGACGGCACCAGCGCCGACAGAACGGCGCACGCAGCGGCTTTGGCTCGGGATGGTGGTGATCTGTCCGTGACGACCGGCGCGGCCCTCATAGCTTCTCTGGATGCTGCGTGCGGGATGTAGTGCGCGGCGAGGTCCAACAGGGAGGAAGAAAACCCCCCGCCGCGCTGCGGGTGTTTTGAAGCCACCGCCCGCTGGGCTGTCACTCTAGTGAAAGCTATGTCCCGCGCTCATCAGGACGATACTTCATGCCCTTGGAGCTGGCAAGATACCACCCGTTTCGCATGATAACGAGGTCTTCATCGTCAAGCTGGTGCAGCACGGTCTGCACCTCGCGCTTGCTTTCGTCGATGTCGTCTGCAATCTCCTCGACCGTCGCGGCGGTCTGGATGTGTTGCAGGAAAGACATAATTTTGTCGCGGATCATTTCGGCCTCTTCTTCGTGCGCTGTGCTTCATACTGAAAGACTTGGTCGGTCCTGCGCTGCACCAGTGATACAAGACCGGCCTCCGACAGGTCCATTGCATATCGGCATATCGTCCCGCTTGCGTGATTGCCCACATGATACACGACAGCATCGCCTGGCGCAGCGTTTTTTGCCCAGCGGTCGAATTCAGCGAGAGATTGGACGCTATCAGTCATCATCGCCATCCTCGCCCTTGTCGTGACCCTTATCCTTGCCGCCCTTGTCGTCGCCCTTTTCCGGCTCTGGGCTAGGCGCGGACGCTTCTGTCGGCGCTTCACCATACCCGTATTCGCATCGCAGATCAGGGCAGACAACGACCGGAGCGCAGGCACCAAGAAGAAAGGCAACTAGTGCCAGCACGGCGATGGGCGATGCGACCACGTAGCCGAGCCATGCGATGATGTCTTTGATCATGTCTTCTCTCCTGTCAGTTCTGCGAGGGTGGTGCGGGCGATTTGTGCGGCCCAGCCTTCGCCTACGTCTAGCTTCTCCAACGCCCCCACCGCCTTCGCCAGCTTGGCCTCTGCTGTTTCTGCACGGATCAACATCAACTTAAAGGTTGCGTCTCTCTCATAAAGCGCCCACCGCAGTTGTTTTTCTAGTTCCTCGATGCGGTCGGCAACAACTTTCACAGCATCAGCACTATCGCAGTCGCAGTCAGGGTCATGTAGTCCACGCCCTGTATAGGCTGGGTGGCAACGGCATCTCACAAAGTCTTGCAGTTCTGCAATGGACCGCTTCACCAGATCATCGCTCATGTCACTCAGCCTCCGAGATCAGGCGCAACAGGGTGTCGCGCTGACGCAGACGGGCGGCACGGGCGGCATAGACGGCGGCACGGGCGGCATAGGCGGCGGCATCGGCGGCACGGGCGGCGGCACGGGCGGCGTGTAGCGGCCAGTCACCACCGCTGGCCAGCGCGTCCATACCTGCAATGACTGGCTCAATGACATCCTGCACTTTCTGTGGCACGGGCGGCAGCGCGCGCAGTTCAGCGGCCAGAAAGGCCCAGTGAACTCTGCTCAAGTCCTTGCCGTCGCGCTCAACAGCATCCGGCAAAGCAGCAAAGAACGCGCGGCCTTCGTCGTCGCTCAGCCCCTCAAAGATGTTCTCCGCGATACGCAGCACCGCTACCGGCAGGCCGAACCGCTCAAAGGCGGGGGCCGGGTCGTCTGAATGCGTCAGGCACCCGATAAAACAGCCCTTGCCATCGCTCCAATACTGCCCACGGACCAAGGCGTCGGCCTCGATGTGCGCGGCGACTTCCTTGCGCAGGGTTTCGGTGTTGCGTGTGAGTGTGGTCATACGGTCTTCCTCCTGCTCCTGAAGATCGGCTCCTGCCCCTTGTCGGTCACGCGGTAGCGGGTCGAACCGGTGTTGCCGGTGGTCTGATTCCATTCCAGCATCTCCAAATCGCACAGCCGCTGAACGGCTTCACTGATCACATGGTGGCGCGGGTCGGTGGTTTTGCTGCACAAATTTTCCTTTGTGATGTCCAGCGCGCCGCGCTCAAGGCGGATGGCTCGGTCGAGAACCTTGCGGTCCAGGGGTGTCATGCTCGCCCCCATTCAATGTCTGCCATTTGCTTTACGCTGATGCCCCTCTCATCTGCGGCCTCGCGCAGGCTCTTGCCAGCTTTGATTCTGGCGCGGCGTAGTCTCCAGCCAGCGTCATAGCGTTCGGCTTGCTCGCGCGTTATATAGCCCTCGGCATTGCACATCGGGCAATCCGCAGCGTCCGCTGCATCGCGCGAAATACCCTGCCAAACAACCTCAATGATGCCCACTCCCTGACAGTGTGGGCAGACGTGGTAATCCTCGGTCATTGCATCGCCCACAGGATCAGCAGCCCGCCATACAGCGTGGCGATCAGCAGGATCAGCGTGATGGTGTCGATGATGATATCTCGAATGCGCATGTCTTAGCCCCAATCCTTGTTTTATGCGGAAAATTTGCGATACCCAGACTTGCAGCGACGGTCACGCTTCCATCCAATTTTTGCGGCTGCACGCACGATCAGCGCGTCCATCGCATCACGGCGCTGCAAGTCGCCAGCGTAGCGCACAAGCACTAACTGGCCGAGCAGTTCGCCAACCAGAACAGCGGTTTTTCCGTCTGATGCGGCGGCCTGGGTCTTTACGTTTAACATTTGTCTTTCCTCCGTTTGTGCCGGGTCCGTTGCTGCCCGGTATGCCCAAACACTTACGGCCCGCTTTTTGTGGCGTCAATATCTTTTTTCATCCACTGCAATAATTGACGGGAGGCATCGCCCGCGCCCCTGCCGACAATCACCGTGTGACCGATGCTTTCCAGGTATCGGATTGTCTCGCGCTGTTCCTTGGACAGCCTGCCACCCTCCGCACGCTTCATTTCAATCCACACGCCTAGCGCCGGGATGAAGAGGTCAGGAATGCCGCGCACAACGCCTTCGGCCTTCAACCGCTTGGCCACGCTGATCGCCCGATGCTCACCATTGGGAATGGCAAAAATCAGCGTGCGCGGAAAGTTGTGCCGAAACCAATGAACAAAGCCGCTCTGCTCTTGATGTTCAGAAGGGTGGATATTGGTCGATTTCTTCGCAGCCATTTGCCTGAAACTCTTCCGGCACGATGTCGCGCCACTTTGTGCAATACTTCCCGTCGTAAAGGTTCATGCAGTCCTTACATGAACATCTCATCAAGGAGGCTGTTGATCCGCTCGCGTTCTGCCTGCTTTGCATGATCCACCTCCTTTGGTTTGTAATCCAGTTGCTCAATCTTGTGGAACTTGCCGTCAGGCTTCACTTTGATCCGGCTAGGCACCGTCCAGTCATCGCATTCATCTAGGGCGTCGTCCGTTGTCATTGCCGTCGCGCCCAAAACACCCATGCGGGCGTGATACCGGCTCGCGGCATAGCCGCCGTGATCTGGACAAAGCCACTCGCTAATTCGTGTCATCCCGCAGTAATACGTCACCCGCAAGCTGTCTGGCTTGCCCTCTTTTTTCCACCGCCCATAGGACACCTCGTCAACGTCAAGCCATTCTGACACAGCGTCCCTTGACAGCAACGCCCCGTCATATGCCTGATTCCCGTGGTTGAATTTCGGAGCGGGCCATTCGTGGCCGCACTCTGGGCAGATGCGCACTGCCGCATGGCACATCGTCTGGCATTCTGGGCATTGCTTGGCGGGTGCCTCACCGTCGCCCGTGCCGCTTTTGCGGTTGGGATTGACCGCATCAATGAAGCCATGCCGCGCGACGTTGCCGCCGTAGTCCAGCACAAGGCAGTTTTCCTTGCCCTCTGCGATCCGCGTGCCACGCCCGACGATCTGCACATAGAGGCCGGTGCTTTCGGTTGCGCGCACAATCGCCACCAGACCCACGCTCGGCACATCGAAGCCCGTCGTCAGCACGTTGCAATTCACAAGCGCGCGGATCTCGCCCCGCCGAAACCGCTCGATCTTGTAGGCGCGGCCCTTCATGTCGTCCTGGCCCGTCACCACCTCGACTGCATATCCCTCGGCTTCAATGCCATCTGCCAACATATTGGCGTGCTTGATGCCGCTGCCGAAAATCAGCCACGACTTTCGATCAGCACCCAGTTCGCAAATCTCGGCAACCGTCGCTGCCACCAGTTCAGGGTCAGACGCCGCAATCGCCAGTTCGCTTTCGATGAATTCACCTCCGCGCTTTCCGACATTCGTCAAGTCAATCTGCTTTGCCCCGCCCTTTGAGATGACCGGCGACAGGTAGCCATCATCCATCAACTGCCCGATTGGAATGTCATAGGCAATGCCGTCAAACAGCGCGCCGTCGCCCTCGTGCAACATCCCGCTGTCTAGCCGATATGGCGTGGCCGTCAGGCCCACCAACTTCACCGCCGGGTTTGCTGTGTGCAGATCGGCCAAGAATTGACCATATCGCGTCGAGGTGTTTTTCGGCACCATGTGCGCTTCATCAATAAGCACCAGATCAGGTGGCGGGATCATGTCAAACGCGCGCCTGTAGACGCTCTGGATGCCAGCAAACGTGATCGGCTGGTCAAGCCGCTTCTGGCCGATGCTGGCGCTGTAAAAGCCGATCTGCGCCTGCGGATACATGGCCAAAAGCCCCTTTGCGCCCTGCTCCAGCAACTCCTTGACGTGCGTCAAGATCAGCACTCGTGTGCCCGGAAAATCCATCGCGTCCTTTACAAGCTGGGCGATGATAGCCGTCTTGCCCGACCCGGTCGGAGCCACAATCAAAGGATTGTCGCCGCGCTTGCTGGCCCAATAATCATAAAGACCGTCAATGGCTGCGCGCTGGTATGGTCTCAGTGTGAAGGTCATCACCTCATCCTCCCTTCAAAAAGCTGCTGGCTGTTGCGCTCGTTGACAACCACTTGGCCATCTTCGTCGTTATACTCGACCCGATCCGCATCGCCCGTCAGAACTTCCCAGCCTTTCGGCATAATCTGCGGAATGAACAGATGTTCAGCGCAGGCTGCATCTACCTTGTGGCCCCGCGCGCAGGACCAGGTGCCATCGCGTTCCGGTGTGACATGCGCGCAGGTGCGGCAATGCACCTCCGGTATCTTGCAGCCATGACAGATCGCCCAGTATGGGCAAAACTTGCAGCGCCAATCGCTCGGCTCATCAGTAATGCGAGGCGGCGGGTTGTCGGTAAACACCACCTGATCTGCCTTCGCAATCAACATCATGCCTTCCGCCGGATCGGCCTTGATCCGCTCGCCAAAGATGGCGTCCGTTTCCTTGCAGACTGCAAAAAAATAGCACCGATCCAACCCGGCCAGGTGCATTCCAACCTGACACTGCGCCCAGTAGACCGGCTGCGCTTGCTGCAAGCCCATCCGCGATAGGGCCGTGAAGTTCTTCGTGTTCATCGTTTTGAATTCCAGCGTGTGCGGCGCGCTGCTCTCAGCAAAGCCTTCCCCCACGCCGTCCAGGCTCAAGGCAAAGTGGCCACCGCAAGCCTCGAACCGAACCTGCTTTCCGGTGTCCGGGTCTCGATCCCAGACCTTCACGCCGATATCGCGCAGGTTGCGAATGATGCGTTCTTCCTCGCGGTCGCCAGTCTCGAACAGGCGCAGCATTCGCCCCTCAAAGTGCGGCGTCCACGCCCAACGAAATTGATACCAAAGCGCACGGCTGCATTCGCGCCCGATCTGAGAGCCGCCAAGATGTAGGCGGTGCTCGTTTTTTCGCTTGGCTTGATAGTGGGCAAAAATACGCCGGATCGTTTCTGGCGTCGTGTGCTGCTCAAGGTTCATCCCGCTCTCCGTTCATCCAGTAACACGGCCCCGTAGGGCCGTGCATCTTGATCAACGCTTCCAGGGCGGTGTGGATGATGCCGCAGCGGGTGATGCAGCAGGTGCCGCGCCACCGCCGTTGGTCGGCTCATAGCCCTTAATCTCATTGCTCGGGCCATATGACCCGTCACCCGGCTTGACCGCGACCTTTGCCATGATCGGCTTGTTAAGCAGATCGGAACTATGGCGGGGCCTCATGACACCCACGCCGCGACAGATCGCCGACAGCGTGCGCTGCGCAATCTCTACAGCCGTCACGTTTGGGTTGTTCAGGTTCAAGCGTTCAATGATCTTGCGCCCCTGATACTGTCCCTCAACCACCTCGGCGCTCATTTGCAGATAACTGCCTGTTTGCGCCTTTGTGGGCTTTTCCTCGGCTGTCGTGAAGACCACCTTATACCAACCCGCAGGCAGCGGTTCATAGACCGCATTCGGTTCCACCTCGTTTGCATTGAAGCCATTCAAGTCCATGATGTTTTCTCCTTACTTCATGACCCATTGATCAAAAGGATTGCCGCCCTCAAAGGTAAACGGCAGCGGTTCAGTGATATTGAAGCGGTTCTTTGTGACCGACGCCGCTTGCGGGTGGCAGATGATTTCCCGCTCCCCCGTCGAGATGGCGCGCTTCTTGTCGCCATTGCCATCTCTGGTGAAGGACTTC